ATGCCTTCGGCCTGCCAAGGTTCGCGGTTGATGAGGTGTTCGAAGGTGCCGATGATGGTCATGCCATCACCTGCCCGAGATGCTTGAGGGTGGCGACGTGCTGGCCGCGTTGTCGGCCGCTCCAACCCCGACCTGGGAAACGGGCGTTCAATGCGCGGGGTGTGCATCCGATGGTGCGTGCAGCTTCGGCGTACGAAACCCCGTCATCCAACAGCGATTCGGCCCGGGACACTTGCTCAGGCGTCAAGGCGGGGACGCGGGGCTTGGTGATGCCTTGCTTTTCTCGGACCCGTTCGACGGTGCGTTCCGAGCACCCAATCCTCTTGGCGATCCACGAGATCGATTTCCCTGCGTGCGTGTAGGTGACGATCCTGTCCACGTCTTCGTTGCTCATGCTGCTGCCTTCCGTCGTGCAATGTGTCGACTGCCGGGGCGCGCGGCGTCACGCTCCCTGCGACGTTCCCGATGCTTGGCCTCGTAGGCCCGTTGTTTGGTTCTGCGCGACTCGTCTCGGCACCGGTCAGTGCAGAAGTAGGTGCGGTGATGTGGTGGGGTGAACGCGGTCTCACAGTTGCGGCACGACCTGGGGCCGGCCGCCGGGAGTTTGCGGCCCTGCTTCATCGCTGCCCGCTGATGCGGCGTGTATCCACCCCGCACCCCGTGGGTTTCGTTGCGGTCCAGGGCGTCTTGAAGGCACTGGGTTTTGACAGGGCAGGCGTGGCAGATGGCGATGGCTTCGGGGTCGGGTTCGTCGGTGTCCCAACGTGACGGCCTGTGTGATGCGCAAGCGGCTCGGCCCTGCCAGTAGTCGGTCATGCCGCACCGACTTCCGGGTATTGGTCCCAGGTGCGGCCAAGCAGTTCGCGACCCGCCTTCGCCTTGCCCACGTTCCAGATGTGAAGCCAAGACCCCTCAGGGATCTTGCTCTCCGATGAAACGATCCGGCCATCTGTGCACACCATCGTGTGGCGCGAATCCCGCTTCCCCAACGACTCGACCAGATCGAGGTTTGAGCTCCAGTTCCCCCACTGCTTGAACAGGAACGGCGTGTCCGAGTCTTGGCACTGCCTCAGCAGGCACGTAACCCAATCGTGGTGCATCGGCCGGGCGCCGGGACCGGACTCGCCGCCGACGATCACCCAGTCGAGGTGCCTGCCCCAGAACGGCGCAGCGCCAGTCGGTTCGGTGTACAGGTCGATCGGTCCGAGAAGTGGTTCGGCGCTGATGAATCGGACGGCGGCTGGGGTGTCGAGCAGCGCGGGAATCCGGATGTCAGCCCACTGCTGATTCTCGGTCGAGACGCCGAGCCACACGTTCGGTAGAGGCCATTTTCGCGGTGTGCACCATGCCTTGTCGTGGCGTCGCCAGGCCGCGTGACCATAGTCGGGGTGGAGCTCACCGCGATCCACTGAATCGGCCCCCTCCTGCTCCCATTTGCGCAGCAGCGATCGCATGCGTGCGTGCCGCTTCGTGAGGATCTGGAAGGTGTGCTGCTCGGCGCGCGCCATCACGTCGAACACCGACCCGATGTACTCGTCGGGCACCTGGTCGTGGAACAGGTCGGACATGCTGTTGACGAAGATTCGCCTGGGCTTGCGCCAGCGGAGCGGCTGGTCGAGCTTGTCGTGGCGGAGCTGTACGTCGAATCCGTGCTCGAAGTAGTGGCCGGGTGTGCCGCGCCAGCGTTCGGCGAATGTCTTGGCGTAGCAGCGATCACAGCCCGGCGATACCTCGGTGCAGCCGGTGACGGGATTCCATGTGGAGTCGCACCATTCGATGCTGGTGTTGTCGCTCATACGGTCATCTCCCCGCGTGCTTGCCGGCCGATGCGTTGCAGGAGTGGCCACCATTCATCGCACTGCCCTTGAACCGAGGCGTTAACCACATCGACGGCGTTATCTGCGGTGAATCCGCCGGTGGTCATGACGCCTTTGACGACGCCGAGTACTCCGGTTGCGGTGGGGCGGGTGGCGATGGTGTCGCAGATGATGTAGCCGTAGTTGTTGACGTAGTCGGCTTCACCAGGGCTGAGGTATCCGTCTGCTTTGGCGTGGGGTGCGGTGTAGAGCCCGGACAGGATCGCGGCGAAGATCAGCAGCGGCGCCCATAGCCATTCCCGCAGCTTCGGTTTCGGGTTCATGACGCCACCTTCGAGGCGGTGCTGGCCTTCTTCGCGCGCGGCTTCCTCGCAGCTCTGGCGGGCCTCTCCGGTTCCCGCGCCCACTCCGGTGTCACCCAATCCATCGACACCTCATCGGGCATCCGAACCGGCATCACCAGGCCGACGAAGCTGTCACCGACCGTCACCCTGATCGGCTTCGTGTGACCGAAGAAATGCATCCTCATCCGCGAGGCCCGTGAGCCCTGCAACCGAGCGAACTTCGCCAACAGTTGCGGGTTGATGTCCATCGCCTTCGACGGCTCACTGTCCGGTACCGACTCCAGCAGCTTCAACCACGCGGTGTGCGGGCCGCGCTCCACTTCAGCGGGCAGGGTGAGGGTTTCGCCGCTACTGAACGCGACACGCACCTGCTTGTCGTCGGCGTCGATCGCAACCGTCGAGAAGCACTGCTTACCCGCCCCGGCCAGTTGAGTGATCGTTTTCACTTGCCGCAGCGACAAGGCGGCCAGGAACTCGCCCGGCTCGTCCAGTTCGGTTTTGGATGCGCCCAACATGAATCGGTCCGTTGCGACGGCGACGAGTTCACCGCTCCGGGCCTCCAGGTGCACCGCGTTGATGACCGGAATCATGTTGTCGCTGTGCGCGAACAGTGCGGCCTCTTTCAGGATGCGTACCAGTTCGTTCGTCTGCAGAGTGATGGTCATTGGGTCACCACCTGGTCAACCGGAACAGCCGACCTACCGAGGTCGTACGACGCTGCGGCGACCTGGAAGCATGCCGCCGTGGCTTTCGCATCGCCGTACGCTGAATGCTCGGCGTAGTTCGTGATGCCGAAGTGCTCGCAAACCTTGGACAACCCCGGAAGCTCATCGGCCCCAAGGCCCATAGCCGGGGCCGCGTAGGCGGACAGGTCGGCCAGCCGGTGGTGCCACACCTCACCCATGAAACGGGCCAGGACCGCAGCATCGAACCGAGGATTGGAACCGCCGAGGGTGTTGCCGGTCAGCATCTTCTCGAGTTCCTGGTACGCGACATGGTTCTCCGATGGGCTGGTGAGCATGTATTTCCATGCGCCGCGCTCGTAGTACCGGTTCACCTGCATGGCTTGAAAGTCGGCTTCCCCGAGCGCGCTTCGCGTAATGAACGGGTTGAATTGGATTACTTCGCCGGTTGCGGTGTTGATTGCCGCGACCTCCAGCGGCCAGCAGGTAGCCGTGTTGAGCCCGGTGGTTTCCAGGTCCACAACGATGAGTTGACGCTTGCTCATGCGGACACCTCCATCCTGGAGAGCGTCACCAGGCGTGCCGGTGCGTTGTGGAACCGAGCCACGATCACGGAACCCACACGGGCGTCATCGACACGGTGCCTGCCCACGTACGTGCCGGGATCGCGCTCAAGTGCGCCGGGGACGAAGAACCCGCACGCAGCTGCGTGACGGTCCGAGGTCCAATAGCGAGAGAGCGGCTTCTCACCCGCATGGAGCCGCGTCAGCAGCCCCGCAGGTATGGTTGACGTTGGCATGTTGGTTTCTCCTTCTTGTCGTGGCCTTGCTCTGGGCGCAATCCAGAGCAAGGCCGATCTACTTTTTGGTGATGTTGAAATCCGTCAGCAACGAGCTGGCGAATGCTTCAACCAGGACATCGACATGTCCTGTGTTGGCGCGGATAGCTGCACCAATCAGGTGCGCTGCCAGATCCTCATGCGTGACCTCGGCGGGTTCGTAGCAGCAGAACGGGTAGGCGAGTTCGTCAGCGTCTTCAGCTTCGGCCGGTTCCCCCAGGGAGGGTTGTTCGTCCTCCTCCCTGGGGGATTCACCCGCAACCACCGCAGGCACGGGAGACGGCTTCGACCTCGCCTGCTCCCACCGCCGCCGCCAGTCGCGGCCATCGGCACAGCAAGCGGGATCGTCAGACTCTGGCCGATTGCACCAGGCGCAGGTTGGTTGTCCGGGGGGTGCCGACTGGGGAATGTCGGATGCACCCCCCGGACCTTCCACACCCGCACTCGCCGGGGACGGCGATGGTCGGGCGGATGACGGGTCT